TTCATTTCTATTAAATCATTATCATTATATATTACTTGCCGTATAGTAAACATCTTTTACTCTAATACAAACAACGATTCAAAAATTGCTGATTGCTGTGTTTCTTGTAAATCCCATTTAAGTACACCAAGTAAATTTGAAATTTTATTATCAATAATTACATCTTGCATACCATCGTGATCAAATGGTAACTCTTTAAACCAATCAGGTATTCGTGCTTCGTCAATTGGATAACCAACACTTGTAAAACCCATTGGATTAGGTTTTAATTTACATACAATAGTTTTAGCACCATCTACAATTGGCATACTATATCTATCGCTGTTCATATCTCGTAGTGTATTCCAGTTTAATGCCGCTCTAACATGTCCAGGCATATTTGCTTTCTTATATCCTCGTTGACCTGTTCTCTTATCAATTGGATGCTCAGCCTCCCAAAACTTTGTTAAGTTATTAACACGTTTTGGTGTACCTTTTTCCCAACCTGGGCGTTCTCCAAAATCTATGCGAAACTTTTTAATCTTTGTAAAAATCTCGTCCTTGGTCTTGCCATTTAATAAATTTTCTAAAAGCTCTTTTAAAAACTCTTGCATAAAAGCAGGCGTATCAGATCGTTTTAAATCTAATCCCATTGCTTTAACATAACCTATTTCTTCATTTTCGTCTAATCTCTCACCTTCTAAATCATAAATTAAAACAGCATACCGTTTCTTTGTAATAAAAATACCTTTGCTTGCAACAAGTTCTCTACCTGCTCTAATTAATAATCCTCGTTCCTCTAATACATTATGTGCTGTTTTCATATAGCCAGGAAAACTATCATTTACTGCCTCAGCAATTTGATCATACAATTCTATTGCTATATCTTTACTCCAAGATATTTTCCCTTGCTCAACTTCTTTTTGTAATGCACTATACGCACTAAAATATACTGAGTCTGTATCACCATATATTACTGCATCGCCATCGTGCTCGTATTTCTCTGTTATAACTTCATTAGTCTTAGAAGCCATATGCTTGGTAATACTACGCCCAGAAAGAGTAACAGACTGGCCAACCCTAATATCGAAAAACCTACTACCAGGGTTAAGAATAGCACCGTATAAACTATTAAGATTAATTTTCTTAACCAACTGTCGCCTGTCCCAAAAGTCTCGTTCAGGCCTGTCTTTGGCATTACGCATATTGTTTTGTAATTCTTTTCTTTCTGCATGCCATCTCTCCAATAAGCCAGGTATTATTCCTTTCTTACTTTGATCAAATATTGTACCATTTGCAGTTAAACACCACATGGGCATTTTTTTAAATATAAGATTATATATCTCTGCACCTGTCATTACATCTATTTTACCATTCTCATATTTAATTGTAATCTTATCTACTTTGTCGTTATCCATTACTTTTTGATATTCGACTGTACTAAAAACACTTTCCCAAGCGTCTGCTAAACTTGAACCTTTAGTTTGTAATCGTTCATTGATAAACTTATTAGTATATGTTGGTTCCAATTGTCCAACAAGAGTCTCAGGACTCATATTCATTGCACGAATAACACTTGGATACAGACTGTTAATATCAATACCACCTATGTACTCATGCATACCTTTCTTTGGAAATGCTACATAAGCACCTACAGCAGTCTTTGTTTCTAACATACTGTAATCTGTTCTTTCAATTTCTGCCCTGCGAGGAGGTCTGTTAGGAATAACTACATTCTGTTTGTGTGCTTCATTAACAATTGCTTGATCTGTAACTGCAACAGCACCCATTGTTGTTGGAAGTAATACTGTATTGGCATGTGCAATAACATTTGCTAAATCAATAAACTTATTTTTATCGTCTATTTTTGCTAATAGCATTGTATCTTGTCTATTATATGCTACAAATGTTTTAAAGTCGTGCCTATATAATTGATCAATGCTACCATCATATACTATTTTCCTCTCACCTAATTCATACTCACCTATAGCATCCAATGAGTATGAATGCATTTCGTGATATGTGTACTTGCGATATAGTTCTAAATAATCTAAATGCAATCTACCTATTAAATCATATGTTTCTTGATCCTTACCATATCTTATAAATGTACGAGGCTTAGGCAACTGGTCCCATAAACATAATTTACGAGTATGACTTTTACTTAAAATTGATGTAATCCTATTAACTACATAAGGAATATCATACCCTTCACTGTTCCACCCGCTAATAACATCAGCATCATCTACTATATCTAAGAATGTTTTTAATAATTCTTCCTCAGAATTATATAACCATGTGTTTTCAAACTCGTCAACCATTTCGGTTGCCTTCTCCATAGTTAATGTAGGGGGAACAAATGCTAGTGTAATAAGACTATCTAGCCATTGTAAATAAACACTAATAGCAGTAATAGGTGAGAAGGGATCTGTTACTGGTGAGAAACCTCTTTCAGGATTAAAGTCTACCTCAATATCAAAAAAGCATACATTTAATTGTGGTACTTCAGCATCCAAGTAATTATCTTCAAGTGTACGAAACACCCAGTTCATGTCTGCTTCGTATATTTTTTTTCTGCTGTGTAATTTAAGTTCTCTATTAAACTTCTTTTTACTGCGCTGTGTTATTCGAGTTGCTCTTGTACCAAAAATAGTGTCATGCTTTCCATTATGGTCTTCATAGTAGGCTGTATAATTTACAGGGAATTCTTTAAATATCCGCTTGCCGTTAGATCTCTCGACAACATGTAATATGTCACGTTCCTGCATCAAAAATGCATCAACGTAACTCATTTATACATGCATACCTATTGCATTGAGAATCATTTCTATATCTTCTAATTCATCTGTGTGGACTTGCAAGTCGCCTTTATATGCGATACGGATTGCTTTATTTAATAAGGAAGGCTTAAGATCTAGTTCTTCAGATATTGCCTTTACAGTCTCTTTAAGACCTTCGTTGAGGGAATCTACTTCTTGTTTAACTCTAACACCTTCACTCACAAGGTGCTTTAATCGTATTTTGTCTGCTTCGGAAATGTGTACTGACATATATAACTCCTTAAGTTATATACTATAACACTAAACTACAATAATGTCAATATTATTTTAGACTTTTTGCTCGTTGACTGATTTGTCGACGATCGTTTCTGTAATGATTGTACTTTTCCCAACGATCTGATTGATCATGATTATAATCATGGAAATTTTGACGCATTGCATCTAATGCATTAGAAACACCATCATCTTCAACACTCTCACCGTGAGCATACTTATTATCACGTTCGCCTGCGTGTTCATCTGCATGTTCTTGGGCCATGGCTACATAATCTTCAAACTCACTGTCCATAAAATCTCTAACAGAATCATCTGGTATCCTACCTGGATTATTTGTTTGATCAATATTACCATCTAACGAATTTGGGTCTACCCTGTATTGGCCTGTGGCAGAATCTAAATATGCTGTATATGTTAATTCGCCGCCTGATTCTTCACCATCATCGCCTGTAAACCATACATCGTTAACTACACCTTCGTACTTTTCTGTGTCAAAGCCTTCATTCATTGCCTCCCAGTCATCATTAGAAATATATATATCTGTATCTGGGTCGTAATACTGTCCTTCCTTAGGATCATAATAAACTACCTTAGCATTCTTAGCTCGAAATGGACCTTCTAAACCTTTGCGTTCTGTATAACGCTCTGTATCTATTGGTGGTAATGTAGTATGTCCTTCTTCTACTCCTACTTCTTCTGGATTCATCCGAGCAGTATTCTTACGAGCTATTTTTTTCGCTGTCATATATTTCTCTCTCTGTCGAGCTTTTTGTTTCTGCAATTTCTCTATTCTTTCTTGTTCGCCAGAATGTTTACCCAAATGTGGCATCCACTCTCCTTTACCTTTAACATTGCCTTCTTCAACCTCACTTTCAAAACGCATTTTGTTAAAAAGCATCCCACGACCAGGTTCGGCGTTAATCCAAGCATCTCTCCATTTTGCTAAAAATGCTCTACCAACTAGTACTGCTTGTTTTAAATCTGGGTCTTTAATAATCTCAGTATCTGATTGTATATCCTGCAATGCTTTAATTCTTGCTCTATAGTCAAGTACAATTGCTTCATCACTGTCGCCAGCTGGTGCTGTAGGTGTTTCGTCTAATTTTAGATATTCAGATAATTTCATTTGCTAACCTTCTTGTTAGTATTTATCAGTAAGGAAGAATTATTTAATACATATTCTAACTGTGTAACTACATTAACCCAATACTGTTCTCTCCAACTATTACGTTCAGATAATAATACAATTCTTTTAGCATTACTAATTTGTAATTTTAATTCATGTTCTGTCATTTTTCACTGCTGGTGGTATGGGTTTTACTGTCGAATCACACCCACACGGTTTATCTTCCCTACATACACAAGGATTACATGTACATCCTTTACAAAAACATACAGGATTATCACACGTTGAATAATCTGAATTTTCTAATTTATTCTTTGGCATAGTCCCTAATCCATCTCTCTTTGTTATTTTCTGATAACTGTTCCCATGGCATTAAGAAAGGACAAACCTTATCTTCATCCGAATGTTTCATGCCATATCTCCATGCATCATTAACTTTTTCAGTCATCCATCGTTGATGTTTGATACTACTTTCTGCACTATGTGCTAACATTTCATAGTCCTCATCAACTTCAACAACGTCAAAGATAGATAAATCTTGCATACGTAATACAGGTGACGTTGCTTCAATGTCAAAATCACCTTTATATTCATCCATCCATTCTCCAACAATAACTTCTGCCTCGTTGCCAGTTAAGTTACGTTTTAATGGAATTTGATATTTAAAACCTTCATCTAACACACTCATTACAATAAAAATATTTGCTTTAGTGCCGTCACTATATGTATGAGTGTATGGACTAATAACACCACTAGGACCCATGTCTCTTACAACTGTAAGAAACAATTTAATATCATCTTTACTCAATTCTTCTTGTGTTACTAATGTAATATCAAAATCTAATTTGCGAGGTTTTTCCATAATAGTATTTATTTAAAAAGAAGAAGCTTTGTCTATCGCCACTCTTTCTCTTTTCTCCATGCCACGTGTCCATGCCGCCGCACCTAGTATAGCACCAAAAGCAATATGAAACAACCCACCACCTTGCAATGTTAAGGATTGCCAATTACCTTTATTCATCATAATATTTAATGCTTCAGACTGCTGTTCAACTGGCATTTGCAATACATACTTAAATATCTCTGCTAAATCGTGTGGTTGTGCCTGTACAAAATACGGTGCAACAATAAAATCAAATACACAGATAGACAAATAAACTAATGCAGCTATAGGTCTCCACAATGATCGCAACCATTTAGCCATAGGACCATTTGCATCTTGTTG